TACATTGTATAAGGCTACTCATATCAATCATCCATCGGCAGTTTGGGTGAGACAGTCTGATGCAAACTATGCATGGTTGTATCGGCTATTTGGTGCATTGATGGATGAGTATACCTATCGCTATGATAAAAAACATGCATGTGAAAAACTTTCCGATGCATTAAGCTATCGACCAAATAATATTCCAAGAGGAAACTTTACTGAGCCAACACCTGCAATGCCTGATGAAGTGAAGATTGTTGGTGATTCTATTGCATCCTATCGCAACTACTATATAAACAACAAATCGCATCTTGCGAAGTGGAAGAAGAGACCAGTTCCTCTTTGGTATCCGGAGACAAATTTTGCCAACATATAATTTTGTGAATAGTGAGACAGGTGAAGAGTTTGAATCGTTTATGAAAATTTCTGAGCGTGAAGAATACCTAAAAACAAATTCACACATTCATCCCGTAATGACAGCGCCAGCTATTGTTTCTGGTGTTTCTACTTCAACGCAAAATCGTGTACCTGATGGTTTCAAGGATGTGTTATCTAAGATTGCAGAGGCACATCCTGCAAGTCCTCATGGGCATCGTTATGGTAGGAAATCTATTAAGGATGTGCAGACTCAACGAATTGTTAAAGACCATGTTGATAAGATTACGAAAAGAGTTGGCGCTAAATGATTTTTAACCATGTGAAACTTCCAGAATTAGATTTCGACTTGAAAGCTGTAACTACTGAATCTGGAAGAAAATATACAACACCAAATGGTGAGAAGTATTCTTCTATAACAACTGTTCTATCTGCCTACAATATAAAGGCAATTATGGAATGGCGTAAGAGAGTAGGTGAAGAGCAGGCGAATAAGATATCAAGCCAAGCATCTCGCCGTGGTACTTCAGTGCATGATGTTTGTGAAAAGTTTTTGCTCAATGAATTGAGTGATATGAAAATACAAATGATGATGCCGAATGTGAAAGAGATGTTTCTTCAACTGAAACCTGAATTGATGAAGAACATTGGTAACATCTATTGTTTAGAGCAAGCATTGTATTCTCATAAATTAAAAGTTGCTGGTCGTGTAGATTGTATTGCTGAATGGAAAGGAAAACTTTCTGTCATCGATTTTAAAACATCAAGCAGGTTGAAAGACAAAGACCACATCAAAAATTATTTTATGCAATGTAGTGCCTATGCAATTATGTTCGAAGAGATTACTGGTTTACCAATTGAACAAATCGTGGTAGCCATTGCAGTGAATGATGAAACGGTGCCGCAGATATTTGAGGAAACAAAAGATAAATACATTGATGACCTTCTTTACTATGTGAAGAAACATCAAGATATTGCTGTATGAAGTAAAGAGAAAAGTGTTCTGGACGGGGGTGCGAATCCCCCCAGGTCCACCATAAAACATACTCACCGACCATTTAAAATTGACACGGAGGTAAAGCTAGGTTTTGTCAATGCTACCTAGTGGAGTATGTTTTATAATGGGCCTGCATAGTTTCGACAGGGCAACAAGTAACAGAGTGGACAGCACGGTAGGCGATGACCGTTAATCAAGCAAAAAAAGTAAACGCAAACGACTCACAGTTCGCATTGGCTGCCTAAACACGGCCTAGGGTTTCGATAGCTTTCCTCGTAACAGAATAAGCTATCATTTTTTTTTACAACAAGGAGTTTATTTTGATTAAGAAAATTGCAGTTATCGCATCACTAATGGTCGCAGTCGCATCTGCACAAGCAGTTGAGGTTGGTGTTAATGGCGGAACAAATTTGAGTTCCAGAGAAAATGCTTGGGGTCTAACATTAGGTGAAAAAGTTTTTAGACAAGACTTGACACTAGGCTTCAATCGTAGCACAACCGCAGACCTTTACAGTTTGACCAACACTATCCAAATCACAAAAATTGGACCAGTTGGAGTTGGTGTGAAGTTTGGTGGTGTGTATGTTGACACTGCATCTAGTTCTGATGGTTATGCCGCCCTTGCTGGTGCTACTTTAAGTATGCCAATCGTGAAAAATGTTACTGGTGTAGTTGATTACACATATCAATCAGGACAAGATTCTGTTTCTACACAAAACGGTAGCCGTATCACTGCTGGTATCAAATACAGATTTTAATCGTATAAATAACTAAAGGGTTCGGCGGAACCCCTTCTTTGAAGAAATCCGCCACACACTTCACACAACACAAGGAGAAATCTATGTCAATGACACCTTTTGAAATCCGTCTCGAACTATTAAAAATGGCAAGAGACATGTTATCAGATGATTATTTTGGTAAGCGTGAACAAATCAGTAATGATTGGTCCACGAAATGCGACACCTCAAAAAGCAAAGGCGAAGACCCACCAGTCCATCCTGGTTTTCCGCCATATCCCTCAGAAGTAGATATCATAGCCAAAGCACAAGTGCTTAATGGTTTTGTGTCTAACATTCCTGCGGAACAACCAAAAGTATCTAAGAAATCTTCTTAAAAAAAGAAGGTTGGAGAAGACCGCAATGGTCTTCTTTTTTTCTATGAAAGGAAACCCAATGTTAAAACACTCAATCTTATTGAGCATAATTATTTCATTAGGCATAGTGCTATCAGTTTTTATTTTTACTGATTCACAAACAGCTATGCCATTCAGAACAAATTATTTTAGTCTGAACGCTGAGGCAAAAGAACAAGTGAATTGTCTAGCAGAAAACATCTATTTTGAATCGGCATATGAACCGAGAGAAGGACAACTTGCTGTTGCTTTCGTTACAATCAATAGAATGAATTCTGGGCATTTTGAAAACAATATCTGTGGTGTTGTTAAACAAAAAGTAGGAAAGACTTGTCAATTCTCATGGTGGTGTGAAGAAAAGCCTTATGCTATTTCTACCTCTAAAGTATTGACAAGTGGATACAATTTGAGATATAATGACATTCGAGACTTAGCAACATATGTCTATGCAAATTATGAAAAGATTGATGACCCTACTTCAGGAGCACTTTTTTATCATGCAGATTATGTAAACCCTAAGTGGAAGAATATGGTCAAGACCACACAGATTGGTAGACATATCTTTTACTTTAAAACACTAAAGGAAAACCAATATGCCTATCGATAAAATTTCATTACAAATTTCAACCACTTTGATTTTGCTTGCCTTGATTGGTGGTATGACTTTCTTCTACACCAATGATAGAAAATTAATGGCGGCGAATGTTGACAGTGCAATAGCAAAAGGCATCGACCCACTATCGGTTCGTTGCTCATATGCATCAAGCACAGACATTATCTGCGTTGCATTTGCATCATCAATGCAAGCACACAATACACCGACACAAGTGAAAAAATAATTATGCCTACTCGTGATGAAATGATGAAGTTTGCGAAAGCAATTGAAGAGATGATGCGAAAACATAGGTGTAATCATATCGATGCAATAGTTGAATATTGTAGAGAGACAGGACTTGAGATTGAAGTTGCCGCATCGTTGGTAAACTCTAATCTTAAATCTAAAATCGAAAGTGATGCCCAAGAAATGAGGATGATGCCTACGGTGTCGAAGTTACCAATTTAGGATTTTAATTATTATGACTGGTTATGAAGCCTTTGCTTTATACAATTCTTTGAAGATACATTTTACACAGAAGAGTTATGACTATTTCAAATACAATGGAAAGTCAAACATTTCTGTACAGACATTTGAATTGAGAAAAGACAAATACTATTTCTACAAACTTTCTCGGAAGTATAGTAGGGAAGAGTTTGTTAAATTTCTCGTTTCAAATTTCATCATCGACAATAAAATATGGGTTGGCAAACTCTTAGAAGAAGATGCCGAGTCGATATACAAATTGTTTTTGATGAGCCATCAATCACTCAGTTATATCTTTGATAATGACTGCCGTGAATTGTTTATTGATTATTCTAATCCCAATGACATTTTGAAAGTAGAAGATGGAGAATATCCTGTTCTATTAACAAAAACATTACGGAAGGAAACTCAATTTGAAACATTGTGCATATTGAATGATATGCTAGGCTTCTTTCCAATGTGGAGTCGAAAAATCGATGACACAATTAGATGGCCTGAGGTATGTTTGACTGCAAGT